TGGGATTGCAATAAGTACAATGCTGCTAAATATTTTCGTATACATTGGGATGGTGATTTCTTTTCCAGAATATACACACAAGCCTGGCGTAATGTTATTGAGAACAATAAAGATGTACAGTTCTGGGTATACACAAGGGTTCCACCTGCAGTGGAGATGTTAACTGGGATAGATAATCTTAGTTTATATTTCTCTGCCGATGCCGACAACAAGGATGAGGCTAAGCGTTTACGCCAAGACTATGGTGTCAAGTTAGCATGGCTGGCTGACACTTTTGAGGAGGCATCGTCGCAGGTCAGAGCGTTAACAGGTAGACCTGGTGCTAAATGTCCTGAACAAACACGCCAAATTCCGTTGATTACAAAAGACGGTGGTGCCTGCTACACTTGTGGACTATGTACAACAAACAAAACGGATATCCGTTTCTCAATAAGCAAGAAATAAAATGTGTGTCAGTTTCTGGCGAGGCTGACTATACAAGCGGTGGACGTAGGCTTTATATCCTCCTTTCACCTACGTTCGCCGCACCCATATGGTGAGCATTGATGGGGAAGAAGTTCCCCAACATATCTCCTACTCAAGTCTTACTGACTATCTGAATTGTGGATGGTTGTATTACTTATCACGTGTTAAACAATTGAAAGAGACACCAGCATGGTGGTTGTATGGTGGCGTAGCAGTTCATCAAGCAACAGAAGACTGGGACAGAAACGAGTGGAATAAAAATGGACGTTGATATTTCTTTCGAATATTGGAAGAAGGCTTGGACTGCAACAGGTGAAGACTTCACTGAACGTTTAGGTGAAGATGGATTGAACCAACCATTTCGTTCTGCTAAAGCAAAATCAAAATCACCAGAAGATAAAGACTGGTGGTTTACTAATGGTTTTGAAATGTTTAAATCATATCAACAGTGGCGGGCAAGAAGTGATTGGAAAGTGTGGACAACACCAACTAATGAACCTGCTATAGAACTTTATATGAATGTACAACATAATGATTTCTCTATTAAGATGACACTTGATAGAGTTATGGAATTGCCTAATGGGGACCTTGTGGTTCTGGACGTCAAGACTGGGTCCAGAACCCCAAGCACATTTTTACAATTAGGTTTCTATGCTGTAGGTGTTGAGTTAATCTATGGTGTTAGACCTAAGTATGGTTCTTATTGGATGGCACGTAAAGGTGAACCAACTGAACCAGTATCATTAGATTTCTTCTCGAAAGAGAGGGTATTAGATTTGGCGGAGAAGTTTGACCGTCAAAGGAAGCAAGGTAACTTTCTTCCAAACATCAACCACTGTTCAATATGCGGTTACACTAAGCATTGCGAATGGTTTAACAAAACAGATAAGGACTAAGACAAAATGTCTGAATCAAAAATACAGGTAAGTTTCAAACTACCTAATGGAACTATCCCACTATTCCGTGGTGATACAACAGAAGAAGTTGAAACATTAATAACAGCAGCAGTTACTTCTGAAACCTTCGTTGGTACATTAGAAGCATTTGCTGAAGCAGTAGGTTTAAGTAAACCTGCACAAGTCGTGGCTAATCCAGTGAACAACATTGATTATGCGATAGCCTCACTTGGTGCAACGTCTATGACAACCACTGGTGATGCACCTACTCGTCATTGCTTACATGGAAAGATGTCAGCAATTCAGGGTCAAGGGCAATATGGGGTATACAAAGGATTCTTCTGTGCAGCACCCCAAGGCGCAACAGATAAATGTAAAACAATTTATCTAAAGAAAACAGAGCCAGACTGGAACTCATATGTTCCAGAGAAGATGGCTAAAGCGAAGTAATGAGAACCCTTTACAGGGCTATCGGAGCGAAGGAAGTAGGCGGGGAACCACTCCCCGCCGCTTTCAAAACTCTTCAAGCCAACGAAATAGTTTTTAGAAGAGCAGAATTAAATCTTGTTGCAGGTACACCTGGTGCTGGTAAATCTTCTATTGCTTTAGCAGTAGCAGTACAAGCACAAGTACCAACACTTTATATTTCTGCTGATACCAATGCGCATACCATGGGTATGCGTGTGTATTCGATGGCAACAGGTGTCAGTCAAGCACAAGCAGAGAACATATTAAAGTTTGAAAAGGATAAAGCAGAATCTTTACTAAGACAATTTGAAAATATTAAATGGAGTTTTGATTCTAGTCCTACTCTGTCGGACATTGACGAGTCTGTTCAAGCATTCGAAACAGTATGGGGATGTAGCCCTACTCTTATAGTGGTAGATAATCTTATGGATATTGCAATGGATGGTATGGAAGAGTTCTCAGGTATGCGTGCTGCAATGAAAGAGTTAAAGTATTTAGCACGCGACACTAACGCTTGTGTACTTATCTTGCATCACACTAAAGAATCTTTTGAATCAGCACCTTGTCAACCAAGGTCTGCTGTACAAGGTATGGTTAACCAAATCCCTGCACTAATCCTAACTATCGGACAACAAGAAGTAGGCGACAGAAACTATCTGTGCGTATCTGCTGTTAAGAACAGATATGGTAGAGCAGATGCAACAGGTAGAACTTTTACAATGCTTTCATTTGACCCAGCATGTATGCAGTTAAAAGATGTTACCACTGGAGAATGAAAACGATTCTGGTTACGTTGTAGTCAGATGTGAACGTTGCGGTATGGACGGTGGGCAAGTAGCCTATGGTTGGGCAATACTATGCAGTCAATGTATGTCCTTAGACAGCAAAGAGTGGGAAGAAGATGAGTAAGTCAAAGCAAAAAGGAACATCTGCTGAAACTGCTGTAGTTAATTATCTTAAAGATAAGTGGAAGATACCTGCTGAAAGACGTGCACTAACAGGTGCACTGGATAAAGGTGACATCTCAGGAATATTTGATGTGGTACTTGAAGTAAAGAATCATAAAACAATGACACTTGGTCAGTGGATGGAAGAATTAAAAGTAGAAGTAGAGAACGCTAACGCTGAGACAGGTGCAGTGATTCATAAACGTAAAGGAACAACTGATGTCAGCGAATGGTATGCTTCAATGCCGTTCTGGATGTATATGTATCTGTTAAAAGATGCAGGATATATTGATGGCTAGTGTTGAGAACCCACCTATTGGACCAATACTAAAACATTACGGCGGTAAGGTACCTTCACGTCAGTGGGGTAAAAGCAGTATGCGTTGTTGTTTTCATGATGATTCAATTCGCTCAGGTTTAGTAAACTTTGACGACAACACGTTCATATGTTTTGCTTGCGACGTTAAAGGTAGTGCATATAATATTATTCAACAACAAGAAGGAGTAACATTCCGTGAGGCTCTCACCATCGCAGAAACAATTCTTAATCAAGGCAGCACACCAGTACGCTACAACAGTAGAAAAAGCGTTACCTTATTTGGCAGAGAGAGGACTGTCCCAGGAAGCGGCAAATCAATTCCACCTGGGCGTCGTGGAAGAACCTCTTCCTAGCCACGAACAATATCAAGGAAGACTTTCAATTCCATACATCACAAGAAGTGGTGTAGTAGATATAAGATTCCGTGCACTCAATGGAGAAGAACCTAAGTATTTAGGTTTACCTTCTGCGGAAACAACTTTATATAATGTTGAAGCATTATTTAAAGCAAAAAATTATGTATGTATCTGTGAGGGTGAAATGGATACAATAACTATGGCTGCAACGACATCGCACCCGACGGTTGGTGCGCCAGGTGCGACGTCTTGGAAGAAATTTTATCCAAGAGTATTCGAAGATTTCGATACAGTTATTGTCTTAGCAGACGGTGACGATGCTGGCATGGAGTTCGGTAAAAGAATACAAAGAAGTTTAAACACAACGCGCATCTTACAGATGCCAATAGGAGAGGATGTAAACAGTGTCTTTCAGAAACATGGAGCACAGTACATTAATGACAAGATTAAAGCAGTCTTGGAAATCTAATGAATCTATTTACGAACAGTTCGAAGATAAACCAATAGCAGCAGCACAACTTAATTCGGTGACAGGTCCGATACCAATATTCAGAATGCTTGCTGATATTTATTACACAGTTAAAGAAGGAAAACAAGAAGAAGCCCTAGTAATGTTAGACATCATTGGCTCATGGGTACAAGCAGGTAGCACTAAAGAAGCCAATGACAGGATGCAAGAATACGTCACCCTAATATCAACAGCAGATTTTGATAATGACCTCAAGGAGTTCATGAATGGATTATAATATTGAGAACTTTAAGTTCGATTCTATTGCCGTATACAATGAAGCATGGGAACTATTAGTCAAGAAGCAGTTAGACTACGGTCCTAAAAACATTGCTAGTGCCCCTGGAGGGGCTTTAAATGGGCTTCTAGTACGTATGCATGACAAGATAGCCAGACTTAACCACCTAATATATGAAACAAAAGACACGCCAAAGAATGAACCTATAGAAGATTCCTTTATAGACCTGTTAAACTATTCAGCAATTGCCCTTATGGTACTCCGAGGCAAATGGCATGGGGTTCCTAGTCAAGAAGACTGAAATCTAAAACCCATAAAGGTATATAGTGCAACATTATTTAGACAACTACGGTGGTCTAGTAACTCATATCTCATACGAATATAACAAACGATATAAGATGCTAGACGCCGACGATATTAAACAAGAACTATGGGTTTGGTTTATGACCCACACCAACAAGTTAAATGATTGGGAAACAAACCATTCAGAGAAAGACAGAAACAAGTTAATCAATCGTTCACTTCGTAACGCTGCGCAAAAGTATTGCACTAAAGAAAAAGCAAAAGTTATTGGCTACGAAGTGCAAGACTTATTTTATTATGAACCAGAAATTGTTGAAGAGTTTCTTCCATACATATTAACTGATTCATATTTTATACCAATAGGTGTTAACGATGTTAACTACAAACCAAACAGAAGTGTTGTTTCCGAAGGTAACACATGGTTGGCTATAAGAGCAGACATATTTCAAGCATACGAATCAATTGATGAACGTCATCAAAATGTTTTAAGACTTAGGTTTGGTTCCTTATCAACATCTCTAGAAGATGTTGGTAATGAGTTAAACATAAGTGCTGATGCTGCACGTAAACGTGTAGACAGGGCAATGAAAGCACTCATAGATGAACTAGGTGGACCTAGACCATTCGTTGACAATGACTACAAGAAAATTCAAAGTGACGAAAAAACCCAAGAATAAAGATAAGTATGATTACCGTGGCATACCAACACCAACGTGTCCTAATTGTAATAGTAATTGGTTTCGTATGTCAGTAATGTTTGACGAAATTGGATACATGCCTTCGGCATACGGTTTAGAAGACGCCGAATGTAGACAATGCGGTTCGTTAATAACACCAGCAACACCTTTAGATAGAGAACCTTTCCCACCTTGTACCCTCTGTCAAGAAGAAGAAGGATTATACGAAGGATTTTGTTGGAACTGTTTACCCGAAGAAGACTACTTGGAGAATAATGATAATTAAATTAGAGTCATGGGAATACGAATACGCTAGCACAATTGGTATCAGAAGATACACCAACAACTGGGGTAAACCTGATGCACCACATTACGACCCAAAGAAGATGGAAGATAACAGAACTGCACAAGTTGCCGCAGCAATAGGTGAACTAGCGGTAGCCAAAGCCATCAACGAGTACTGGTCAGCCAGCATTTGGAAAGGCGCAGACCATGCTAAGTACAAAGACTTAGCAGATGTTGGTACTAACATTGAAGTTCGTAGAGTTAGAACACAAGATGGTCCTGCTGTTAGAGAAAAAGATTTAAAGAAAGAAGGACTAATAATCTTTGGTGTTATCCCTGTACCTAAAGAGTTCCGTGAAGTAGAAATCCTTGGATGGATACCAGCAACAGAAGGCTGGGAAAAAGGAACACAGATGCAATACGGTAAAATGATTCACAAAGACTTACTAAACCCTGTGGAGTCATGGAAGAAATAAAAGAATTTATCAAACGCATAGAAGGTGCTATGATAGATATACCCAGTGATGAATGGGCACAAGGATTCAACAAAGAACTAGAGTGGGCTATCAGAATCTTAAACAAAGATAAGTCTGCTTACTAAAACAAAAAAAGAGACCGTGTAGTTGGGGCTACACGGTCTCTTTTCCTTATAATACTTTATTAAATTTTACTTACAACTTCACCACATTTAGCCCAAGGCTGCCAACCACGTTTAGAGTGCAATATCATTGCCCTCTTATGTTGCTCAGCCCTTGATGCCTTAGCGGGGTCTCCTTTACCACCAACAGATTCCCAAGTGGGTAAATCAAACTGATAAAGACCACGGTACTTACCAGTTCTAGAGACAGCATTCGGTCTATTACTTGACTCACACATCCTCAACGTTTCCCATTGAGTAAATGTAGGACCCATATCTTTATATGGTGCCTTCAAGACAAGTAGAGTTAATGCTTCAACTAGCATCTATCTCCTTGGTTCAAGGAACAAAACAGGCGTTACTTCTTTTTCCTAGCCCTGCGTTTGTTCTCCTTAGCAGTATTCTTACCATGAGGCAAAGTTCTAAGATTCCTCTTAGAATCATTCTTATGATTGTTGTCCTTATGGTCAACATCAATATGCCTAGGAAGTTTACCGTTCCTGTCCTCATAGTCCTTGCTGGCTTTGTTGACAGAAGTTGTTTTCTTCTTAGTCTTAACAACGTAAATCGGTCTACCCTTGTTCTGCTTAGAACCCTTATAAGGTCCATAAATCTTAGGCATCATCATCCATATCTAAAGTAACCTTAAACAAAGTCCAAACAGCAAGTGCCCCAACACAAACTATTCCTACAATGTTTCTGGTGTCCCCTGGTGGGAGCACAATCCATGCTATCAAAAGCCCAGCCAAAGTAAAGGCTTCCCCAGCCCAGGCGTCTAGGTGTTTCCAAATAAATCTGGCGATTCTCATTACTTTATTCTCCTTGTAGAGGTAGATAGTTGTGTTACAATTACTGCAGCAAGCACTACCTGTTGAGCCTGTTCGCGTTCTTCAGGTGTTAAATCAGACCCAAGATTGGATACGGTAGATAATGCA